CATCACCTCTACCACCACCGCCACCACCTGCTACTACAAAATATTCAAGTGTACCGTTTCCGTTTGGATTACCTGCATTACTAACACATAAAGTTCCAGATGCTGTAAAAGCATGAATTTTAAAATCACCACATGTAATAGTAGTATTTCCTCCTGTTGCCTGCACATAATTTGGTGCACCTGTAACGTTAGCAGTTGAATCATGAATGTCTTGCCAACCTTTTGTTCCATCAACATAAATTAAAGTAACTGATTGTGCTTCAGTAGATAAAACTGCGTTAAGGCAAGTTCCATTAATTTTAGAGCTATTTCTACAGAGAGTTACTGCATTACAATCCCAAGTACCTGCATAATCTTTAAATGCTACAATATCACCAGCTGATGGAGAACTTGGAAGTGTTACTGTAATTCCACCTGATGTAGTGTTAACAAAAAATCCATCGCCTGATACTGCTGTGAAAGGTGAAGTCTTGGCAGTCGTACACCAATCAACTGTCCCTGTTCTACCAAAGCCTGATTGAGATGCTCCTGAAGCTAATGAAACTGTTCCACCACAACGACCTAAAGTTACTGTCGTTGCATCTACTGTAACTGTTTTACCTGCTCCACCACCAACTGTAGCTGTGCATCCTGATCTTTGTTCTAATTTATTTACTTTAATTGTACTCATAATTATTGAAATTTGTATCTTACTATTACTATACCTGAACCTCCAATACCAGTTGCACACGCAGCAAGACCACAACCATAAGTAGCTCCACCGCCTCCTCCTGTGTTAACTGTTCCTTGAAACGCATTTGGTGTACCAGCACCTGAACTATAACCAGCTCCACCGCCACCATAAGCTCCGTTTGGTGTAGGAGTTGAAGGTGAATTTCCTGCTCCGCCTCCACCAGCAAAATATCTTAATGGGCCACTTGGACCTGGTGTTCCTACTGGGGATGCTGGATTAATTCCTGTGCCTGCACCATTTCCGCCAGCTGCACCAGTTCCAGGATTACCTGCTGCAGTTGCTCCACCTCCGCCACCGCCA